AAATATGAGTAGTAGAAAATATGGCATAATGCACAATTTATTTATGTTGAAACAGTGCACATTGCACAATAGCTGAATTCGTATATAATATGAACAAACTCACAACATACAATGAATATAACATGACAAAATATTATCGCAGAACCAGTGTTTACCATTTTCGAATTTGCATAATGTTCATAAAACAAATACAAAAACTACTAGATTGCATTCGCTCTGCGTGGTATAATAAGTATAGAAAATAACACAAGAGGTTACACCTCATAGTGTTAGTGCTGTAGCGAACCGGTTGACAAAGGGTAGTCAACAACAGAAGAATATAAACATGATGAAAATAAAAAGTGAGGTAAAGAATCATGAAAAAGCATATGAAATAACTTATAAAGTCGGGCAGAACACGGTAACAAAGACAGTCAAGGCGTACACAGTTATTGGTGCTACATACGTAATTGCCGCATATGGCAGTTGTGAAAATGTGATTTGCATTAAAGAAATCACTTTTGAACGCTATCATGCACTAAACATATCATTTGCAATTGCTAACGCTGATAAATGGGAAGATTGCGAATACGAATGTTGTGAACTCTGCCGGCTGGCTGGCATGGAATCCGAATGGCTAGAAGCGGACGGAGATACATTTGAAGAAGTTCTCATTGAAGCCGCTAAAAAGCTGAACGTTGAAATTTAAAAATTCTATGAAAAGAGTTGACAACAGAGCACCGCCGGACTATAATAGTAAATAGGCAGACAGAAAAAGTCGGTTACCCATCCCGACTATAAATAAAGGTCTAAAGGGCACAATCATGAATCCAAAAAATACGAAAAGAGGAACAGAAAAAATGAGTATCAATTTTAACATGACCGCAAAGGATATTTTCAATGCAAAGTCCAGTACCAAGAGCGTTAAGGACTATGTAGGTGTAACCCTCACGGCAACAGGGTGTGCAGTGGTAGATACCACCAACAACGAAACTGGCGAAGTCAAATCTGTCGGTTATATCGCAACAAGTGAGGGCGTTTTCGGCTTTACTTCTGGCGTTCTCATGAATACTATGGCAGAACTGTCCGAGTATATGGAGTCCGCTGGCGAACCGGTAGAAATCCAGTTTCATGAAAACACATCCAACGCAGGCAAGAAGTTCTACACGCTGGAAATCATGTAACATAAAATAAATATGGTACGGTAAAATGCCGTGGGCGGGTATGGGGTATTATTAAAAAGGAGTGAATAACCAATGAAATTTGTTGATGTTACAACGCTGACGCAAGAAGCAGTTGCACAGACGTTAGGCACAACCTATCTCACAAAAGACGGAAAACTTGCGTCAATCAAATCGTACAATCTTATAGACGTTGGTAAAGACGTTCTCAATTCAGGCAGTGTTGACGCTTATGTAAAGTCACTGCTTACGCAAATGGGAAAAATGGTAGTAGACGCCAAAAGATATGCGGCTGAACTGCCTTCTATTTTTGTGGACAATTTCGAATGGGGCGGCTACGTGGAACGAGTATACTTTGCCCCGCAGGACTTGATTACTGATGAAATGTACAGCCTTGTTGACGGACAGACTTATGAAGACCACAAATTTTATAAGCCGAAAACCTCTGCAAAAATCTATGAACAGGCAAAAACAATCATGTGCCCTATCTCTATCACACGTGACCAAATGCAGATGGCGTTCACGTCATGGGAACAGATGAATACTTTTCTCTCCGGTATTTATACAAACGTACAGAACACTGTCGAACTTGCGATGGAAGCTTATGCGCATATGCTGATTTCATGCGGCATTGCAATTTCAGACAAGGCAACCAACACTGCAATCCACCTTTTGACAGAGGGTAAAGCCGCTGGTGTACTGACAGAAGCAGACACCGCAGAAACGGCACTGAAAAATGAAACCTTTATGAGGTGGGCAATGCGGCGAATTTCCAATATCCGGAAATATATGAAGCGGTACACAACCGCATTCAATAATGGCAGTATTCCTACATTTACAAATGATACCGATAATAAAATGGCATTGCTAACAGATTTTGCAAACGCTTGTAAGTTTGAAGTCCGTGCGAATACATTCAATGAAAAGCTGGTTGGTATCGGCGATTTTGACGAAGTTTCCTGTTGGCAGGCATTCAAGGCAGACAGCAAGCCGAATTTCGATTTTTCGACAAATTCTGCCGTGCGTATTTCGGCAGATACCAATAATACGTTGGGAATTGGCGAAACTGCCTATAATGGCAATTCCATTGTTGGTATTATCTATGACCATAGAGCAATGGGACTTTGCCCGCATAAGGTGAAAGTTACCACTAACTACACGGCTATTGCGGACTTCTGGAATGAATATTATCACCAGTTGGTGAATTATATCATTGACAGCAATTATAACATGGTTGCACTGATTCTTGACTAATTAACAACATATAACAAATAACTAATACCCATATAACCAATTGTGTTATGTGGGTATTTTAAGAGGTGAACAAAATGCCAAATAATTGGAATCCGTATTCTAATATGAAGTCTAAACAAAAGACAAATTATTTGAATATTACATATTTTTCTAACATGCTGGAAACACTAATTTCAATGTTCGAATACAAGGGACTACCCGAAACTGTAGATACTTCTTTTCTAGAGCAATATCTCATTGCAGAAGGTGTGGCAAGTATCGCCAAAACAGATAGCGGGGAGTGGATCGCTGTTCGTGGTGGCCTTGCTGGAAATATCAACCCATACGGACTAGGTACTGATTTTGTAGGGGCGTGGGTTGGAGATTCCAAAACATGGAAAATCGGGGAAAATTGCGTTCTTGTACAGAATAATAACATTCGTTGTCCAGATTGGCAGATTCTACAATTTGCTGACTTGCTGGCAGAAATTGACAAATCAAGCTATAGCAATTTGAAAAGAAGCCGATTGAATCCTATAGGTGTTGCACCTACAGAAGCTGTTAGAAAAGCACTCAGTGATGCAATGGAAAATAGTGACAGCGGAGCATATAAAACAATTATGTCAAGCAATTTGTTTGACGGCGAACAGCCCGTATACACAATTGACTTAAACCGTGTACAAGATATACAGTATTTGCAGTATCTATCACAATTTTATGATATGATTCAGAAACGCTTTTATGCAACTTATGGGCACAATATGAATTTAACTGCATTCAATTCACAGTCGCTAAAAGATGAATTGCACGGTGCAGATTCAACATGCTGGATTGTCCCGCTTGACAGACTGGAACAGAGAAAAAAGGCAATTGAAAAATTTAACGAAATTTCCGGCATGAATGCAAGTGTGGACTTTTCAGAAGTTTGGAAAACCGAGTATACTATATATAAAAATCATTCTGTTTCACATGAAACAGATGTTTCACGTGAAACAACGGAAGAGGGTGTAGAAAATGACATGGACACAGATACAAACAATTGAAAAGGATTTGCTGTCGGCTTCAACGCCTGATTTTTTCAATATTTCAGTAGACGGGAATTTGTTCATTGACGGCACATATATTTGCATGAACTTTGTGACAAAATATAATGCGTGGTATTTTCCAGTTTTTGCGGCTGGTGAAGCAACACACAATCTCGTGATACTTTGGCAAAATTATGTTAAAGAGTGGAAACATTCTATTGATTCAATGTATCATGCTTTATATGCAGACTATAAACCACTTCAAAATTACGATATGACAGAATCGGAATCCATTGGACGTAAAATTGACAAAACTGTAACAACGCCAACAGGGACAACAACGCAAAGTTACAAGTCAACTACATTTGACGATACAAATTTAAGAAATGTAGACGAAACAACTAACACTACCAGCATGACAACTACAGTTACACCCGCCAACACTCAGACAATACCAGATATTTCCGGTTCTTTTAACAACGGTGAAACAAGAAAACTAACACGTTCCGGCAATATTGGTGTAACAACTTCGCAACAAATGATTGAATCAGAACTTGAAATGCGAAAAAAATCTGTTGCTAATTGGTTGATTGAATTTTTTGTGAAAACTTATATGTATATGTTAGGAGATTCTGAAAATGAATAATATTCCGTGGTTAGAAATTATCACAGGTTTAGCCACAATTTTCACAACTGTAGCTACTGTCATTTCTGGTAACAAAATGATAATGTACAGAATTCAGCAACTAGAAAATAAAGTGGCAGAATATAACAATTTGAAGTTGCGTATGTTGGCAGTTGAAAAAGATATTGAGGTGATAAAGAATGAAAACAAGGCTGTCTAAACTCTTAACAGTAAAGTCACTTGTCACAATGACATTAACAATTATCTTTTCTTTTCTTGCCGTAACCGGCAAAATTCCGACACGGGACTACATGACAATTTACACCGTTATAATTTCATTCTATTTTGGGACACAAGCCGAAAAGAATGTTTCACGTGAAACAGAGGTGAAAAACAATGCAGATTAAATTCGGCTATACTTTTGACGATAGACGAAAACTTGAAAAAAATGTAACATGGTTTAATACATTTGATTGCAAACCATATACAGATTATAACATTTCAGCACCAAATTTGCTAATTGTAAACGCAACAGGTGCAATTGCAAATAACAATTACGCATACATTGCAGATTATCAACGGTATTATTATGTAGATTCCGTTACAGTTGGCAGAAATGGCATGTATGCTGTACAATTATCTGTTGACGTTTTAATGACTTATGCAGACGCTATTAAAAATTTGTCTGCAACAATTTCACGGCAAGAAAATATCGGTATCAATGATATTGTAGATTCACTGCTTCCTTTACAGAATCGAAAAGAGTTGGCAGTTATTGAGTTCGAAAGTAGTGAATTCAATATAGCGAATGCAAATACAAGTAGTTACAATTTTGTGTTAAATGTTTCCGGCGGCGGTTCGGGGCAAACAAGCGAGGTGACAAAAAATGGCTAATGTTAACAAATCTGTATATCCAGATATTGAAACATTTTATGGTATCACATTTACAGATACCCCATATAATTTGATAAATAAAGAAAAAACAATTGCACTAAATAAGCAATACGACCGTACTATTTTCCCATGGCGGACAATGGATATTACGTATAGTTCTTATTCCGCATATGGTTCAAAATTTGAAAAAACATTGACCGGAACATTAAATAATGCAATGTTTACAACTTCAAATGCATTGTCTAGCAATACAAATAATAGTTTTACAAAAAATGTAATAATCAATAAAACAGATACTTCTGGAACTGGTTTTGTAATTTGGAAACCAAATGCAGGTTATTCGTCAAGCTATTATGACGGATTCCTAAAAAATAGGCTAGTAACAAATTTCCCATATTCACGTTTTGCTGGTCTTGCATATGTTGTTGCATGTAGCCAAAAACCAACAACCGTTGAAATTGCCAACACAAGGAAATTCTTTACACTCGCAGAATATAGAAAAAATGCAAGTAGCTATCCCTATGTTACAAATGTAATGTTATCTCCATATTCAGCGCATACCGGAGCGAATGAACGTTCACTAAACGGAAATATTATTTTAACTGCTTTAGGGCAATCAAAATTCAATTTTCATGTTAACAATAGCAGTGATAACTTTTCTTTGCAATTTGAAATGGACGAATGCTTGGGCAAAAGTTACCGTGTGGGGGGTGACGGCTATATTTATGGTGTCCCCGTTTTAGGAATTTTTAGTGATTACAGTTCTCAGTCTTATGGACAAATGCGAAATTTGGAAACCTCTGGACAGTTAAATTATAAAGATTATAACTTTTTCTTATATCATAATAATTTAACACCGAATATTCATGATATAACAGCTATTAGCAATCCAGAAGCAGGGCGGCATTTGTACACTGCGTGGTTTGAAATTTCACCAGATGAAATTTTACAGCAATGTTTGCGCTATGGCTCTATTGTGTGTGAATCTGTTTCAGCGGCAAAAGATTTGAAAAATTCGTCTAATGATACACACGTACCAATTTTTAACAGGGGCGTAGTTACTGACGGACACACAAGCGGCAGTGAAAATTCTAGCAACCCCGCTTTAAGTTGGGAAAATCCGTGGAATGATGCGGGATATAATCCAAACGACACTAACAAATATACAAACAAAATTGGACTGAATAAGCCAAATTTGACAACAACTGGAATATTCAATAGAACTTTTGCACTAACTTCGAGTTCTATTAAAAGTTTGGCAGACTACCTATGGAACGCAGACGAAACAATTTTTAACGAAATTGTAAAGGGTCTATCGCTAATGGGCGGAAACCCCATTGACGGATTGATTGACTTGCGTCTATATCCTTTTGACGTTTCTGCAAAAACCAGCGGCGGAGATTCAAAATCGATTGTCGTTGGTAGAACAGATACAAAAGTTAACGGTTTGGAAATAAATGATTATAACGCAGTCCTTGAGTTGGGCAGTTGTACATTTTTCCCAAATTTCGGAAACTTTCTGGATTATGAACCATTTACCACGGCAAGCCTTTATATACCATATGTTGGAATTGTACCAATTTCAACGGCTGATTTTATGGGGCAGACAATTTCTTGCAAAATGGTTGTTGATATCACAACCGGCAGTTGCACGGCAATTGTTTTTGCAAATGAAATACCTATCATTTACAAAAATGGAAATATCGGCGTAGAAATTCCAATGACTGGAACAAACAGTGCGGAGTATGCTAGCAGAATTGCAGGCGGCTTGACTTCTGGAGCGACAGATATTGCACTTGGGGCGGCTAGCAAGTCCGTTGGGCAGGTGGTTTCCGGTGTCGGCACTATTGCGGATTCTGCGCTATCGGTAAACAACACTATGTATAATACAGCCGGTTCAAGTTCTCCGGCGTGTGGACTATGGCAACCGCAAAACTGCTATTTTATCATTCAAAGACCAGTCCCTATTGTACCGGAAAATTATGGGCACACTGTCGGATATGCTTGCAATTATCAAGCAAAGATCGGTGATTGCTCCGGCTATACGCAAACATACAACGTTGATGTTTCCAGTATCAATGCCCCCGAATCAGAAAAAAATGCAATTGCAGAAATTTTGAACAGCGGTTTTTACGCATAATGAAAAGCAGTGTTTCACATGAAACACTGCTTTTTTGTTTGTCTGAATGTTTCACATGAAACATTATTTTTTGATAAGCTTCTTGCATAGAGATACATAAGATTCTACTAATGCACCGGTGGAATTGTCGGAGAAAAAAAACAAATTTCGATTGTACATTTTGCCCCATATCAATTTAGACAGTTTATCGAATGTCATATCTCCAAACCGGTACTTATAGCGGGAATCTGGTATATTTCCAGATGTATAAATTATTGAATCATCATGAATAATTGTGGCGGGGTGCGCGTATACACAATACCCTATTTTGTCATTTAGTACCATGTCAAGTGCAACATATTTTCCAGCATGGTATATAAAAATACCACGGCGAATAATTTCTGTTTTGGAATTTTTTGGAATGTGCTGAAATTCTGGTAAAGCCCATGATTCAGTGCCGGTTATACTTGCAAGTTTTGGATTCTTGAAACCAAAGAACCATTTATTCACAAGCCGCTTTTGGCTATTTGCAACAGTTCCCAAAATTTCCAGATATATCTTTGTACCCATTGACGTAGTAACAATTTCATTTTCGCCCATATGCATTTCATCTATGGTATCCCGCAAAGACAGTTCATCGAAATATGGGGAATTTTTATCGATCGTATTTGCAAGTAACATGACAATCCCATTTGTACGCATTCTGAAATAGGTGGAAACCATATCGAGAAAATCAATGCATTCATCCCTATAGTAAATTTTAGAGATAAATTCATCAAAAATTATAATGTTGCTGTCTGGTGAGTTGTAGGTGCTTTTCAAGTCCATGCACTCATCAATGCCCGCAAAGTGTATAAATGGTTCAGTAGCTATTTTATCCATTTCACCGTTCTCGTTCACATGTGCATAGTACCCTCTGCGGCTCTTATTGCGTATTGTGTTATATTCGCCATTGGTTATCTGTTCCACATATCCATATTGGATAATAGTAGAAAAAAGGGATAGAATAAATTTCGGCATGATTTGTTCTCTTCGCTGGCGTACATACTCAATTTTTGAACCGTCAAGCTTGTTCATAACCATTCCCAAAAGTAGGGCGTTCGTTGTCTTGCCACGTGAACGGTCTGATAGAACTATATAATACCCACACTCCCCCAACGGCAGTGTTAACGGATTCCATACCTCTTTTGGGCATTTTAACTTTTTGTATTCTTTACGTATTTTTTGCCAATCCATGTTTTAAGTCCTCCCTAAAAGTTGCGGCATACGTTTCTATCATATGCAGATAAACCGTTGCCATTGTGAGTTTGAATTTGTTTGGTGACAGTGCCACACTTGATAATTCATTCATTATTTCAGTATTTCCGGCACTGTCGGTAATTGCCATTTCTGTATAATTATCATTATATGTTCTTAGCAATTTTGAACATATTGAACTCGGTATCTCCATGTTGTTATTGAACACGTCAAAAGCATTTGTCACACCCATTTTTTCCATATTTTTTTTCATATCGTCTTTAGGTAGTCCGGCTATGGTGACATGTAGTGAATCTTCTTTTTTGCCTTTATCATGCCCATACTTGATATAACGTTTTGCACCTAGCGTTTTAAACTTGCTGTATACACCTATTTCATCAAATGCACCCAAATCATGCAAATAGTTGTAATGTTCTGAAAACATTTTCTTATTCAAGTTATCAATATATGCATTCCATTTGTCAATATTCTGAGTAATTTCTTTGGGTGCAGATTGCAAGTAGTAAATGCTGTCTGTATCGCAGTATACCGCATAATCACGCAGTATGTATAACATTGTAAACAAATTGTATCTTGCATGAGAAGTAATGTAAATTCCCCAATAGGGGGACAGAATTTGATACTTTTTTAATTCGTCATATGTTTTTCCGGCTTTTGTTATCCAGTCACCGTTTTCGTCTATATCATAATCTTCAAACTGTAATTGTGTAACGCAACACCCATAAAAAGAATTTGTTTTTGCTTTTGCGTTAACGTATTCTATAGTATCGGCTTTACCCTCTACTTTTAATTTACATTTTTTAACATAGTTTTCAAGCATGGTTTCAATGAGATAATCCGGCAAAGAACCCCGCTTTGCTATTTGCAATTCTATAATTTCCATTTTATCCCATTTATAGAACTTTTTGTAACTTGCATAGTCTAATTCTGTCAGCATAACTTCTATAAAGTCTGCGGCATGAATTCTACCGTTATCGATAATCGGGTTCACCATAGAAATGCATTTACTGCTGGACTCGATGCTATGTGTTGTGGTGCTCTGAATTCCCCAAAATCGAACCGTCATTATACAGCATTTTGTTTTCAGAAGCTTTGGAATATCTTGCTTTGATATATCATTTATTTTAATAAATTTCGATATTGGATAATAACCATGGCACATAACAGCAGGATAACTAGAAGTAAAGTCGATACCGGTTACAAGTTGCAATTCGCAATTTGTATAAATGATATTGCTATGAGTGTAACCACCACGAAACAACCAACGCATAAGACGCTTATATTCTACTTCATTTTCAGGGTATTCATTTTGCATTGCATGATACACGCTTTTCAGTGCTTTTTGGTCACCTATTGCATTTTTCATATCCCATCGAATGGTCTGCGTTATTGTCAACGGGATTTTATTGTATACAGAAAATACATTTTTCCATATATAATCCGCCCACTCAATCAAAATTGCAACGTCATTATCTACATATCCATTTTCTTCTTCTGTTAAGATTGTTGTGCTGTTCCTCATTATATTATAGTCTAAGTCGCCTATAGCTTTTTGAGTAGTGCAGTAATTTTTTGCAAGATTTTTCAAGCCGCCTTGACCGGATATAGACAAGCACTCATGCAAAATAATATGTTGGTATTGTGCTGTTAAAATTTGTCTGTTTTTCTTTGCAAAAATTTTGTTCCACGTGAAACGTTTACGCATGAACTGGAATTCATAGGGCAAATTTGCATCCCAGATAATCACTTTTGCCTTTTTGTCAATATTTTCTACAATGTTATTGATACTGTCAAAAGTTTCAATTAGTTGTTCCCACGTTCTACCTTTTATGATATGCGAACCAATTCCCAATTGCCATATATACATAAACGCTAACTTTTGAGTGTTGGTTGTTTCAATATCAAAACCGGCGTTCACTTGTATATATGTTTCAGACTTACCCTTTGCAATGTGGCATGCAGATATTTCATTGTAAAGTATATCATATATATGAAATTTATTGGTATAATACAATGAAATATACATGGCATTTCACCCTCTTAATATGGAATATCTGTTGCATTGAAACCCGCTTCAGGCGGTTCGTCAAAAAATTCTGGATTGTCGTAATCTTCATTGATTTTGTCTACCATGCTTTGTAGTTCATCAATGGAATATGATTTGAAGTCATTCAAATTATATCCAATAACATTATACACTTCATCAATACGTGAAGATAATTCACGAATCAAACCAGTGCTTTGCTGAGCGTACTCTTGCAATTCTGCATTTGACAGTTTAGATACTTTTTTGCCTTTATATGTTTCTTTGTAATGTGTTTCTTTGATATCTTGTAAATACTCACGAACTGTCTTTTGCCTTGCTAGGCGGTTCAAAATTTTCTGTTGCCGCTGAGGGTTCGCTTGCATATCCGTTAGTATTTTATTTGTAGAAGTTTTACCACGTTTTGCCTGTATGATTTTTTCTGTTTTTCCTGTTGCAGTCTTGATTGTTTTTGTTCTTGTGTTCCCACCTGTCAACATGGAAATCAAAGTTGTATAATCTTGATACAATGTAGATTTTGTCCCCAAAGATTTTGCGGCGGCTTCTGCACGTTTATTGTACTTGTTAATTAGGTTATCAATTTGCCTTGCTGTCATTGGCTGAACTGGTAACTTTTTAGGCATAAATTACACCCCTTTCATATGCTCCAAAATGTTCACACCGGCATTTATTTTGTCGATTGCTTCTTGAATTTGGTTATCACTGGTAATAATTGCAGTGTTATTCAATTTCTTTGCAGTAATTATTGCTGGAAAATCTACACTACAAAAATCAAGGTCAACATCTCCATTTATACCAGAAATTTCGCCGGTATTGCTGTACTGGTGAAGTGGCTTATATGCACCAGCTTTTTTGCCCCAATGGGCAATCCATGAGGTAAAACGCTTTTTATTTTCATCTGATACAGAAGCATTTACAGAAGCAGAAGTATAATAACCGGCAAAATAGCCGGCATTTTCCAATGCGCTACATACCGTGGGAATCACGTAGTTAATATTATTTATCACCCATTTTTCTTCTATATCCCAATACACGGGCATTTCAAACTGCATTCCCTTTATTGCATTCAGAAATGCAAAAATTTCATTTTGCAATTCTGCTTTCGTCTTTGCGTAGCTATACCAGTATGCACCGATTTTCAAGCCCGCTTCTTTTGCGGCGGTATAGTTCGACTTGAAAAGTCTGTCTATACCATTCACGCCAAAACCGGCACGAATGATAACAAATTTTATTCCGGCGGATTTGACTTTATTAAAATCAATTCCACCGTTCCATTTGCTAATATCAATACCTACCATTTTTATTTACCTCTTTTGTGCGGTGTATACAATTCACCATTATTGACATTTTCAATTTCTTCTGCTGTCATGCCCCAATGCATTGCTACTTTTTTAGTGTGACTATCAAGAAAATATCCTTTGCGATAATGTTCACGTAGAGCAAACATTTTATTATTCGGATATATTGCTCCACCTACTTCCATATAGTAACCGCTTGAAACATATACATAAAATAGTCCCATTTTATACCTCACTTTATTTTCATCATGTTTTTTGTTCTTCTGTTGTTGACTACCCTCTGTCAACCGGTTCGCTACAGCACTAACACTTGAGATGTAACATCTTGTGTTATTTTCTATATTTATTATACCACGCAGAGCGAATGCAATCTAGTAGTTTTTGCATTTGTTTTATGAACATTATGCAAATTCGAAAATGGTAAACACTGGTTCTGCAATAATATTTTGTCATGTTATATTCATTGTATGTTGTGAGTTTGTTCATATTATATACGAATTCAGCTATTGTGCAATGTGCACTGTTTCAACACAAATAAATTGTGCATTATGCCATATTTTCTACTACTCATATTT